GCTATACCGCTGTAAGTTCGCCTGGTGGTATTACTGCTACACTAAATCAATCTGGGTCTGGTACTATTACTGTTTCTGGGCTAACTGCTGGGACCGCGTATACATTTACAGTATACGCAACCAATAGTTTAGGCAATAGTTTAACTAGTTCTTCAAGTAATTCGATTACGACTGATTCTGCAATCCCGCCACCAAATGTCGAATATCTTCTAGTTGCCGGTGGCGGAGGTGGTGGTGGCCAAGCAGGTGGCGGTGGCGGGGCTGGTGGTTTTAGAACTGGTCCTAGTTTATCTGTGTCTGCTAGTGTCAATTATACTATAAGTGTAGGAGCTGGTGGAGCTGGTGCATCAAGCAATGCCAGTGCTGGATCCAAAGGCGTAGACTCATATATAAGCGGTTCGACAATAACAGAAAGCCCGTCGGGCGCAGGAACAAACACAATTAGATCTTATGGTGGCGGCGGTGGGGCTAGTCGAGATGGTGGTCCTTCTGGAGGAAGTGGCGGTTCTGGCGGTGGCGGAGCAGGTGGGTATCAAACAGGTGGGGGTGTCGGAAACTCACCAGCAACTTCTCCTAGCCAAGGCAACACAGGTGGGGGTGGCACTAGCAACCAAGGAACAAATTCTGCTGGAGGCGGGGGCGGTGGTGCTACCCAAACTGGAACTAATGGTGCAACTTCTGCTGGAGGCAAAGGTGGCAACGGGGCTTCATCATCAATTTCTGGTGTATCTGTAACTTATGCTGGAGGTGGCGGGGGTGGTACTATATACGATACTGGATTCCCAGGTGGTGCCGGTGGTACCGGTGGGGGCGGAACTGGGGGTGTTGGAATTGGTTGTGGGACTTCTGGTTCACCAAATACTGGAGGCGGTGGGGGCGGCACCAATTGTGCAGCACCAAGCCTCGGGGCTGGTGGCTCTGGTATAGTCATTATTGCCTATTCAAGTTCATACGCAAGTTTAGCTAGTGTTGGTGCAGGATTAATTAGTAATGGTAGTGGAGGAAATACATCTCCTGACACCAGCTCGAGACCAGGCTATAAAGTTTATAAATTTACTGGCGGAACTGGAACAATTTCTTGGTAACTCGGTCTTGACTTTACTAGCTTAACAGTTTATACTGTTAAAGATGTTGACTGCTGTTCAAGATGCTTTACTTCAATTGCTACCCGGACGGCGTCGCCGTGGGGCCAACGGCTGGATTAGCTTTAATGCCCCATGTTGTCAACATCGTGGTCATAATCCAGATTCGCGCAGTCGCGGTGGGGTAATAGCCAATCCAGATGGTACAGTGACTTATCACTGTTTTAACTGTAATTTTAAGACCGGATATCGCCCAGGTTGGCATCTTGGGTACCAATTTAGAAAACTATTGTCTTGGTTAGGTGCTGATGATAATACTATTCGACGTTTGGTTATTGAAGCAGTGCGTGTTCGAGATTTGGTACCTAAAGACACAGCCGAGCCCGAAATTGCGCCAATTGAGTTTAGTCCAAGGCCTTTGCCCGATGATGTTGAATTAGTAGATCAAGACCCACAAGCTCTAGCTTACTGCCAACAGCGTCTTATTGATCTAGATCGGTACCCTTTGTTAGTAAGTAAAAGAACTGACCACAATCTTAATCGTAGAGTCATAGTGCCATTTACATGGAACAATCAACTCATAGGTTTTACTAGCCGAGCATGGGATCCACAAGTTCGCCCTAAGTATTACAGTCAGCATCCTCCTAATTACGTATTCAACCTAGATCGTCAGCCTCGTGCAGCGCAGTTTGTTCTAGTCTGCGAAGGTCCATTTGATGCTATTAGCATAGATGGAGTAGCCATACTAGGCAATGAGTGCAATGAGCAGCAAGCTGACATCATTGACAGCCTAGGGCGGGAAGTTATTTTGGTACCAGACCGGGATCGTGCTGGCACTAAACTGATTGATGCTGCTATTGAGTACAACTGGGCTGTGACATTTCCGGTTTGGCATGAAACAGCCAAAGATATTAATGAAGCAGTAATTCAATATGGTAAATTATTTGTACTAAAAACTATTCTAGCAGCTAAACAAACCAGTCGTTTAAAAATTGAACTAATGCGTAAGAAACTATATACCTAGTATGGAAAAGAAATACTCCACTGATTTACAAAAGTTGTTCTTAGAAATCATGATCACCGACGCACAAAGTTTTGTGCGAGTGCAAAATATCTTTAATGCCGAAAACTTTGATCGTACTATACGTGAAGCTGCTACTTTTATTGCAGAACACTCGGCTCGGCATACAGTGCTGCCTACAATTGATCAGATTAGGGCTGTGACTGGCGTAGAACTACGTTTAGTGCCTGACCTTGATACCGGGCACCTTGATTGGTTTATGGCCGAGTTTGAGCAATTTACACGGAGACAAGAACTAGAACGAGCGATTCTCAAAGCCGCAGACTTGATTGAAAAGGGCGAGTATGATCCTGTAGAACGATTGGTCAAAGATGCAGTACAGATTAGCTTGACCAAAGACATGGGCACAGACTATTGGGAAAACCCCAGCGATCGTATCAATAGATACTTTAATTCGGGTGGACAAGTCAGTACAGGGTGGCCACAGCTAGACAAGATTTTGTATGGTGGCTTTAGTCGAGGTGAACTCAATATCTTTGCTGGTGGATCAGGATCAGGTAAGAGCTTGGTCATGATGAATATAGCACTGAGTTGGTTACAAATGGGCTTGAGTGGTGTTTACATCACACTAGAACTCAGTGAAGAATTAACTAGTTTGCGGACTGATGCCATGCTGACTGATCAAAGCACCAGGGATATTAGAAAAGACATTGACAATACTGTACTAAAAGTCAGAATGGTGGCTAAAAAGTCCGGAGCATATCGTGTAAAGTACCTACCAGCGCAGAGTACTATTAATGATATACGCAGTTTTGTTAAAGAGTATCAGATCCAAACCAGTCATCGTGTAGACTTTATCATGGTTGATTACTTAGACTTGTTAATGCCAGTCAGTGCCAAAGTGAGTCCCAATGACTTGTTTGTTAAAGACAAGTACGTTAGTGAAGAACTACGTAATCTAAGCAAAGAACTAGGCGTGCTTATGATCACAGCGTCACAGTTGAATAGATCCGCAGTAGAAGAAGTTGAGTTTGATCATAGTCATATCTCAGGTGGTATCAGTAAAATTAACACAGCAGACAACGTGTTTGGTATCTTTACGTCACGAGCCATGCGTGAACGTGGCAAGTATCAAATACAGTGTATGAAGTCTCGTAGTTCGACTGGTGTGGGCATGAAAATTGACTTAGACTACAATATTGAAACCATGCGTATTACAGATCCCGGTTTTAGTGAAGACACAGAAAGCCAATATCGTAGCACAGCGTCGTCAGTTATGGAAAAAATTAAAACTGTACCTACCATGCGTGATGCTGAAACTGCATCACCACGTGGTGTATCGGTAGAAAGTAATAAGCTCAAGCAAATGATAGCAGGCTTAAAGAGCTCAAACGTATAATTTAATAAATAAATTATCACGGAGGCTATTTTGCAGAAGCATACTCGTAGTATTTTAAACGAGCTTGATACGTTTAGGTTAAGTAGAGACAAAGAAAACTTTGTAGAATCTCGTGCAGCCAATGTCATACAAGGCGCTATCAACCTATTACAGTTTATTCGAGAAAACTATGACAATGAAACTGCTGTAGAACTAGAACGTAGACTAGTTAATAGCATCCGTAGTGGGGATACTAGCAAATTCTCTCGTGGCATACGGAAGCTAAAAGATGAAAGTTAATGAAGTAATCACCGAAGGGCCACTTGATAGCCTACGCGGGCATTGGGCCAATTTAAAGCAGAAAGTTAATTCTCTAGGCGATCCATCTGAAGCTGGGTATCCTAAAAGAACTCACAAACGATTGTATAATGACTGGCTTGCACAATCACGCCGAGACATGCAATATGAGCCCAACTACAACGTTAATAATGAGCTTTTGGCATTTGCTGATCAAGCATTTCCCAGTACTGTAACTAAAATTCCTGCACCCAAGCTGTCTGGTGCAAATGATTTTCAAGGCATGAGCAAGTACCTGTTAGACAGAACTAATGAGTACTACAATAGCTTAAATCAACCGCCACCAACTGCGCCTGCACCACCACCAGCCCCGACTGCTACAGCAACCCCGGCACCAGCACCGGCTGCAAAGCCCGCTGCACCACCGGCAACTCCTGCGTTTAATCCCGGTAGATCAGCTAGTCCTAGTCGCATGGTAAGAAGCCATCCTTATAATGGCAGGGGTTATGAGTATGATGTAATTAATGACAAATGGACCGATAACTATACTAATAAAGTAGTTACTGATCCGCAACTAATTGATCAACTCAATATCAGCTATAACCGCGCTAATCAAAGAGTTACCCCCTATAACATAACGCCAGCACAGCAGGCAGCGCAGAAACGTGCTCAAAAGCAGCAACGAGCCGCTCAGCAAGCTAGATCGCAGTTAGGAATAACATAGGCTAAAATTTATCATTTGGATAAATAAAAACATACGCTACAGCGTAATTAGAAAAGAAAGGAAACCAAAATGGCCGTATTTACAAGAGATAATGGAAAAGCAGCTCCAATGGAGCAAGTAGGTCGCGACCTATTCATTCAGCATTTTACTGGTATTAGCACCGCTAGTGCTGCTGCTGGACAAGCTGATCTAGAAGCCCTAGTTCAAGCAATCCAACAGACTAGCACAATCACAGCGATTGGTGATTTCACAGCTGGTACAGATAACAATGTTAGCATGATCATTGAAGGTGCAGCAATTGCTACTGGTGCTAATAGCCCAGTAACTGGTATCACATGCACTAACACATTGCCAGCAACAGTATTTTAATCTGTTATTAGTACAGCAAAAGCCCTACTAGGTAGGGCTTTTTCTTTGGCCATGCTGCGAGCCTATAAATATCTGCATGGCATCACGTAAATTCTGTATATACTCTTTGGTTGACATCACAGCCACAGGTGTAATTGATAATTCTACTGTTAATCAATTAGAACGTAACCAGCAAAGAAACTGGGAAACTGCATTTCAAATCATAAATCTACGCACCCAAACCACAGTTGAAGCAGTTCCAGCTAGTCCGCGCATGGTGCTCATGGAGCACCATGAATTTGGTGGTTATTATCGTGGCACCCACCGTTGCTGGAAGTTTATCTTCACTATCGAGTTTGACAACATATTTGGTACTGAACAAGCCCCATATGAAAGATTAGAGTACGATTTCAATGAAGTCCCCATTATAAAGGGTTTAAACGAGACCATAGACCTTCCGGATCCAGTGTTTTATACCAAGGGATTACTTAAAAACATATATTTCCGAGGTTTGGATTAAATATTATAATGGTATACTTGAGTATGCTGTTTACCTTTACCTAAAATTTAAATAATATGGCAGCTAGCGACATTGAACGTGAAAATTTGGAGGCTCATGTGGAATTATGTGCTGAGCGTTACCGCCAACTCAATATGAAGTTGGACAGTTTAGACAATAAAGTCACAGCCATGGAAGGCATGATTTCAGACATAAAAAATACATTGTCTGATGCTAACGATAAACACAATCGTCAACTAATCACTATTGGCACTAGTGTAATAGTTGTCCTAATTGGTGCAATTGTAACTCTATTAGTGGCATTGAATCGATGAAAATTGTAGAATTTATGGGTGGTATTCAATTACCAATTACTAACGAAGAAGCTGATCTATTAAAAAGATTTTCAGATCAGGAAGCAGTTCTAGTTAAAACTGAATTAACTGAACGTGAGCAAGTCATTGCTAATCAACTAGTCAATAAGGGTGCGCTCTTAAGACGTAATCAAGATGGACAAATCACATATAGAAAACAAATCTCAGATTGAGCAAGCTGTAAAGCTGGCTATTCGACATGTTCGGGAATGGACACGCAGTGAACTAAGAACAATCTTATCTAAACCGCGTGTTCGAACCGAAATACCAATTATAATTCCTTTAGGCCCACGTGGTTTTCTTGTAGGCGATTATGCCATGCTACAGACTGGTTCAGTCTGGAACATGATTTATCGCTACAACGACCAAGAACTAGAATTTGTAGAACGAGATGCAGCTATATTTTATGCTGTATGCCAACAGACAAATCGCTTAAGCATGGCTGAACAGCTATACAAGTATGATCAGAATATAAATAGACTTAATGTCAAAGTTGAACAGTTTAAGACTAGGCTGGAACGTGCATCTCGTAATCGAAACAGCAATGCTAAAGATTTGTACGTGAGCAGGCACTCGGAAACTGTGGCTCAACTTAAACGTAACCAGTTCTTATTGGAAAAAACTTTAAATCTGGCTAAATACTTTAACTGTTAGGAATCACCTATATGAATATTTCGGAACTTAATACTGTACCATCTAGTCGTAAGATGAACCATCTCATGGAGAGTCGTTTTGGTTTTACACTAGACTATAGTCGTCTCAGCTACGGCAAAGCTCAACAGCTAACCAAAATGATCAGCGAGAATTTATCTCGCATTCGCCATAGTTACGGCATTCACAAAGCTGAACGCAATCCTAGATATATGGAATTGCTAATGATGCGTGAAAGCCTTGCACGTTGGATGGGCGAAAATCAGCATCTTATGGAAG